AGGTGATAATGTAATGACTTATTTTTTGCGTGCTGGTAATACTTACCGTGTAACTGACGAAGCTGCTCTGGATCTCCATGAGTTGCTGCCTGCTGGTAACTACATCATCAAGCAGGATCAGTTTGGCAATCTATTCCTCGAGGAAACTGATAAGTTCAAGCCGCTTAGTAAGTACTACGGCGATTGTTTGAAGCATGCTGATCGCATCCATCGTACTTTTGCTGACCGTCCTTCGAGCACCGGTGTCATGCTAACTGGCGAGAAGGGTTCTGGTAAGACTCTGCTTGCAAAGCAGCTTTCCATTCTCGGCTACGAGCTTGGTATTCCTACCATCATCATCAACCATGACTGGACTGGCGATGCTTTCAATAAGTTCCTTGCAGACATCGATCAGCCATGCATTATCTTGTTTGACGAGTTCGAGAAGGTCTACAACCATCAAAAGCAGGAAGCTATCCTGACTCTGCTTGATGGCGTGTTTCCTTCGAAGAAGTTGTTTGTTCTGACTTGTAATGATAAGTGGCGTATCGATCAGCACATGCGTAACCGTCCTGGTCGTATCTTCTATATGATCGACTTCAAGGGTCTGACTGCCGAGTTCATCGTCGAATATTGCAATGATAATCTTAATGATAAGTCGCATATCGATCAGATCACGAAGATCGCTACTCTGTTTACCGAGTTCAACTTTGACATGCTGAAGGCAATGGTCGAAGACATGAATCGTTATAACGAGACTCCTCAGGAAGTTATGCGACTCTTGAATGCTAAACCAGAGTACGACAGTCGCGACGAGGCCAAGTTCAAGGTCGAGTTGTTTGCCGAGAATGGTAAGCAGATCGAAGACAAGCTCTTGTATACCAAGATGTGGAATCGCAACCCGCTGGCTAGCAACTCTATCTTTATTGAACTTAACGACGATGAAGATATCGATGGACCTGATGAATTCGATGGATGTGAAGGCTACAGGTTCGATCAGTCTGAACTGGTTAATGTCAATGGCGAGACTGGTACGTTTGAATATCGTGCAAAGAATGGTTCTCGTCTGAAGCTAACTCGTCAAAAACAGCAAACCTTTAATTACTTTGGAGCCCTTTAATGAATAAGATTACTGTAGAACTCAATGCTGAAGCTGTTGATCAAATTATTGTTGATCAGTTGTTTGAAACACGCTCATCCTTGTTAAAAGATTATGAGCGTGGTACTGCAAAGGTGTTTTCAATAGATCCTGAAGAGGATCGTGTGGAGATCCGTAAGATGATTGAGTCACTCGAGCGTGTTATCAGCTGGTACACTGTTCCCGGTACTGTTGAGTTTGATAAGTTGGAACCTGAACTATGATCCCTAATCTCGACTGTGACAAAGACTGTCGTTTTCAGGAGGACGGTATGAGCATGACAACATGCATGTACTTTCCTCCTACCTACGATAAGCATGGAAACAACACCAATCCGGATGGCAACATTACATCCGGAGGCTTGAAATGTACAGTTTGCAATCGTAGATGGTCATATTCTCGGCAATATGGTAAAACTCAGTATACGGAGATTACAAATGCCTAAGTATCTTGTAGAGACAATCGACATGTTTCGCATGCGATACGTTATCGAATGTGAAAGTGCAGAACATGCCAAAGACGTCGTAACGATGAAAGAGGCAGAAGAGTTTAGTCAGTTACATCTTGACGAGACAATCAGTTATGCTCGTGTCATTGATGACGCAGAGTATCTTCGATTGTTTGATGAGGATAATGAGTATCTCAAAGTTTGGACAGATGCGCAAAAATTTAATATGATTCATAAGGTAGATTATAATGGAACAAAATGAAGTTTATACAATTAAGCTTATCTCGGGTGAGGAAATCATTGCTCGAGTGAAGCAAGAAGGTGGAGTGACTGAGCTCCTTAAGCCACGATCGATTGCCATGACTGGCAATGGTGGATTCGGCATGATGCCATGGCTTGTCTCTGCTCCGGATAGTAATGTTTTGATTTCAGATACCACAATTGTTGGTGCTGTTAAAACTGGTCAGATGGTAGCAACTCAGTATATTAAACAAATAACAGGAATTCAAGTGTAATGTTGCTCATTTTTATGGTGTTCATTATTTCTTTTTTGGTATATGGTATACTTACAAATAAAACGACACCAGAAGAAAGAGATGAAATGCTAAACAGTGATGAGATGTTTCCATGAATTTATTTGTTCTAGATCATGACCCTGTAGTTGCAGCTCAACTACAATGTGACAAGCACGTTGTCAAGATGATCGTCGAGAGTGCTCAAATGCTCTCGACGGTTCATCGTATGCTTGATGGCGTGGAAACTCGTAAGCCATCAAAGTCTGGCAAGACCATGTCAAAGTACTGGGTCTTGCTAGACCAACGCGAATATACGTTTTATAAGGCAGTGCATATGCATCACCCTTGTACCATCTGGACAGCCGAGAGCAACAACAACTACAACTGGCACTATGTCCATTTTGTAGCTCTATGTGACGAATACACATATCGTTATGGCAAGGTTCATGCCACTGATACGTTGCTTCGTGAGGCTCTGAAGAACCCGCCTCGTAATATTCCAGTCGGTAACAAGACTCCACATCCGCTGGCCATGAAGGCCAATCCTGAATGCATAAACTACAATGATATCGTAGGATCTTATCGTAAGTTCTATCAGACCAAACAGGATCGATTCAAAATGGCATGGACTAAACGACCGGTGCCAGACTGGTTTCAAATAGCAGCGTAGGAGAAGACCGGCTTAGGCCGGTTTTCTTTTATCTGATAAATAGATTGAAGGAGTTTTTATGAGTGCAGCATCTGACAAATACGAAAAAGACGTAGCCGACAATATCAATAGTATTCCTGGTGTTACAGCTACGCGCCCTCCTGGTGCTACTGATTTATCTGATGTTAAAATTACTTCATATAACAACAAACGCGTTGATAAAGTTTGGGTAGAAGTTAAGATGTCGCACACCGACAATCTATCTAATCCTCGTGTATTTTACAGTGATGGTAAGTGGCAAACAACATATAAAACTCCAGCTGCAGCCGAAGCAGTTAAGATTTTAAACTCATCAGCTAAAGCAAAGCAATTCATTAAAGACATTTCTAAATACTCTGGTATTCCTGAAAAAGTGATTAAGATCCCTACCAGCAAAGGTGGGTTAAATGAATCTGGTGCTGTTCCATTGCATGTTATGAAATCTTATTTCTCTCAATCAAACATTAATCGTTATATTGCCAATGAACCTGGAATGAATCTAGGTGCACTTGTGACTCGTCACTATTTAGAAGGCAAGAGAGAACCAGCATACTACATGCAAGCTGGAGACGATTTTTATATGATTGGTAAAGGCAATCCGCTTGGGCTTGACACCGCCATTCCAGTTTTATCTGGACAAGGTGACTTTAAAGTTCGTGTATCGACTCGTTCACAATTTTATGAAGTTCAGGCCGAGATTAAGATCACTAAAATGCCTGATAGCAAATATTCGGTCAAGCCAGGAACAGCGAAAAAAAATCCGTTTTTACGCTAAAATAGGTTGACATTTTTTTCAAAATAAGATATAAAGATAATATGAAAAAAATAAACAGATTTAAAAATTTTATAGGCTCCGGAACTCTCACGATCTTTGATATCGATGAGACGCTCTTCCATACCAAAGCTAAGGTTGCTGTAGTAAAGGATGGCAAGGTTGTTCGAATGTTGGACAACCAGGAATTCAATACCTACAAGCGCAAGGATGGTGAAGAATACGACTTTAAAGAATTTAAATCTGCTGAAGTATTTCGTAAAACTTCTACACCGATTGTAAGAATGATCGAAAAGGCAAAGGCAATTGTCAAAGCCAAAAAGAATCCTCATAGCCAAGCAATCATTGTAACGGCTCGAGCAGACTTTGATGATAAAAACATGTTCCTCCAGACTTTTCGAGATCATGGCCTTCCAATCGACTCAATGCACGTTGAGCGTTCAGGTAATCTAGGAATGGATTCACCTGCCGAAGCAAAGAAAGTTGTGTTTCGCAAATACCTAAATACTCAAAACTACACTAAAACTCGTTTGTACGACGATGCTATGAGTAACCTAAAGGCATTCCTTGAACTCCAAAAGGAATACCCTAATGTTAAATTCGAAGCTTATTTCGTGAAACCAGATGGATCGATAAAGACAATCAAATGACAGCATTCAAAAATTTCCTTACAGAAGAAGCCAGCGAAGAAAAGCTGAAGCACCTCGAGCATGCAGAAGATCATGTGATTAATGCAGGCGGTGAGGGTTTCTCGCATGCTTATCATAATCTCAAAGATGTGCATGATAGACTAACTGGTAAAGAAAATGCCACTAAGGTAACCATGAAGTATGATGGTTCGCCTTCTGTTGTGTTTGGTCGCCATCCAGAAACCGGCAAGTTCTTTGTAGCTTCAAAGTCGGCTTTCAATAAGAATCCTAAGATCAATTACAGCCACGAAGATATTCAACGTAACCACGGACATGCTCCTGGTCTAGTTGAAAAGCTAAAGGCTGCTCTCGATCATCTCCCTAAGGTAACTCCAAAGAAGGGTGTGTTCCAAGGTGATATCATGCACACACCAAATGATGTGCACGAGTCTGGTAATAAGATTCACTTTACACCAAACACTATTACATATTCCGCTGACAAGAATTCACCTCATGGTAAAGCTGCAACCAGATCTAGAATTGGTGTTGCTGTTCATACCAAGTACAATGGTAAGAATCTTGAGGATATGAAAGCTGAGTATGCTCCGCATCTTGATGAGTTTGGTCTTCATAAAGACGTTCATTTGATTTCAACTGAGCATGATATGTCTGGTATTGATTATAAACCTCAGCATCAAACTAAGTTTGTAAAGCATATGGCAGCGGCTGCTAAGCTTCATGCTAAGACTGGTCCAGAAACACATACTGCTATTGAGAGTCATCGTATTCCTCTAAAGACTTATATCAACCATACAGTTCGTACTGGCACCAAGCCTAATGTGAACGAGTTTATGGCTCACCTTGCTAAGTCTCATCAAAAGAAGATTGATTCTGTCAAGACAGATAAAGCCAAAGGTATGAAAACGGCTGCTATGGAAAGTGATGTAGCTCACATTCAACGCAATCGTGGTCATTTTGAGCGTGTTCTTCAGATGCATGGCCATCTACAAAAAGCTAAGGATGTATTGGCTAACACTCTCTCAAGCCACGCTGAGTTCGGCCACAGTATTAGTGGTAAGAAATCTAAGCCTGAAGGATTTGTAGTAGTAAGACATAATCGTCCTACTAAGATTGTCGATCGTGCTGAGTTCTCGGCTGCTAACTTTAATAGGGACAAAGCACTATGAAGTCAATTCATATCACTCAAGGAAGATTCAATCCTGTGCATGCTGGCCACGAGATGGTTGTCAAGCATGTCATGAATGCTGCTAAGAAGGAAGGTGCAGACCATAAGATTCTTACTACTGGATCTCATGATGCCAAGAAGAATCCTCTTACTCCAGAGCAAAAGGTAAAGCATCTTTCTCGTGCTGTCAAAGGTTCGCATGTCGAGGCTATGACAAAAGAACATCCTACACTTCTTCATCAGATGTCTAAGCTACACAAGGCTGGTTACTCACATGTAACTATGCATGTTGGCTCAGATCGTGTCCATGAGTTTCATAACTTGCTCCACAAGTATAATGGAACTGAAGGGAGACATGGACACTATAATTTCAAGAGCATCAAAGTCAAGTCAGTAGGCGGTGAACGCAAAGAAGGCGGAGGTGGAATTGAATCTGCTTCTGGTACTGCAATGCGTAAGCATGCTACTGCTGGTGATAAAGAATCATTCCATAAGATGGCACCATCAGGAATGAACAAAGCACATAAAGATGAACTGTACCACGATGTTCGTAAAGGCATGGGTATTCACGAGTCGTTCATTGCAAGATTTAAGAACTGGATTAATTAATGGCTCAATGGCGTATTGACTCTCACGAATGGAAACAACCACATAACGTAACGCTTTTTGAAGCTGTCATGTTGGCAGATCCATACGGAAACCTAGTGGGTCCAGCAAATCCATCAGGTGTTGCTGTCGATGCGTTTGGTCGTGCAAGAATGTCGTTGCCATTAACTCTTTTTGATTCGTCTCACAGATATAAAGACAACAATCTTTGGAGCACGTCAAACACAGCTGGTACAACATACGCACATAGTGCAAATGAAGGTTTAGTTAATCTTAACCTTCCTACAACCGCTAATGCAGAGATTATTCGAGAATCAACTAAGGTATGTTCATACCAACCAGGCAAATCTCTTTTTGTTTTAAATACATTTGTTGCCGAACCTCCTAAAGCAAACCTGCGCCAGCGTATTGGTTATTTTGGAGCACAGAATGGAATCTATTTTGAAATAGATGGAACAACGGCTTATTTTGTAGAGAGATCTTATACTACCGGCGAGCTTGTTGAAACACGTATTGCTCAGGCTGACTGGAATCAAGATAACTTATTAGGACCATCGGCAAATATTCCTGGTCAGGGACTTGGTTCGTGTCCTTCAAATATCACTTTAGATCTGTCAAAAGCTCAAATTTTCTGGATGGATATTGAGTGGCTTGGTCTTGGTACGGTTCGTTGTGGTTTTGTAATTGATGGCAAGTTAATTCACTGCCATTCATTCCACCATGCCAACCTAATTACTTCTACGTATATTACAACCGCATCACTTCCTCTTAGATATGAGATTAAGAACACCGGAACTACTGCTAGCAACTCATCTCTCAAGCAGGTATGTTCGACTGTAATTTCTGAAGGTGGTTATGAACTGCGTGGTTTGCAACAAGCTGCATCTGTTCCTATTACAGCCCCTATAGATCTGCCAACAGCAGGGACCTATTACAATATTATTTCTATGAGGTTAAAAGCCAATCCTGATAGACTAGATGCTATTGTAATTTTAACCGCGCTTTCTATCCTTGGTGTAACAAATAACGTAAACTATAATTGGCAAGTAAGAGCAAGCGGAACTTCTGCAGGTAATACTTGGGCTGATTCCGGAGTAGATAGTGCAGTCGAGTATAAGATTGGTGGCGGTGAATATACAGGCGGCAGAATTTTAGCATCCGGTTATACGAGTGGTTCGAACCAGGGATCAGCATCAGTTGATATTCTAAAAGAAGCTCTATTTAAATTCCAATTAGAACGCAATGGTCTTACAAATGCGCCATTTGAGTTATCTTTGGTTGCATCTGCAAGTGTCAATGGCGGTGACATATATGCTTCAATGGATTGGGAAGAAGTTAGCCGATAAGAGTTTCTTTATTATAAATAGATTTGCGGTTAGGCTACGGCAATCCCGTTTGTTTACAGATAAGCCCAAGGGAAACTCTGATGGAAGATAAGAAGAATAAACCGGTACCAGAAAAAAACACCAAGAAGCCTACGGGCAAATCTGCAACTGGTAAACCACTAGATGGCATTGACGTTAATCCTCAGCTAGACGACAAGCGCCGTACAAATGAGGACTTTGCCGTCCTAACCGCAACCTTACAAGAGCGTAAGGCGTTGACACTTGCACAGCGTCAACAAAGAGGTCGCCAACTTAAGCGCATCCAGCCAAAGCTAAAAAGAGCCAAAGAGCTTTCGCAAGCCCGTCTTGCAGGTCCAGAAAAGCTACAAAGACGTGCTGAAAACAAAGCACGCGCAATACTCAAATCAAGAATTTCTGCTCGCAAGGATATTCCTTACGCAGAGCTAACAACCTCTGAAAAGATTCAGGTAGATACGGCAGTTGCCAAAAAGACTAAGCTGATTAAAAGAATCGCTGCTCGCCTTCTACCAAGACTCAGAAAAGCCGAATTTGAAAGACTTAAGTCTTTCCATTCTGGTGAACCAATGAAGAGTCTTCATACTGTTACTGCAAGTGAAGATTTCTCCGGTCTCTTTAATGATCTAAATACCAAGTCAACATTAGAACTGGTTGACATCATTGAGAATGCGATTGCTAAGTTTGAAAAAGAAAGCAATCCAATTAGTATTACTCTTCGTAGAATGCTAAACTCTACAGTTGGTACAGATCCAATTACAGAGACACTCATTAAAAAAGCTGAAAAGACCGGCATCCCGTTCTCGACTTTGAAAGAAGTATTCGAGCGCGGTCTATCGCTATATGTAAATGAATCAACTCAAACACCTGAGCAGGTTGCATTCAATCGAGTCAATAGCTATATTGCCAAAGGCAGAGCTTGGACTCTTGATGCAGACCTTCGCGAAGAAAGAATCGTCAACGAAGAACTAGACAGTGCTTTCAATGCACTTCTAGAAAAGAATAATATGTGCGGACAAGAAATTGTAGATCGTCGCCCTATTACTCTCAAAACAAAAAGACGTCAACAAGAAGTTCAAAAAAAGATCATTGACGAATCCGGTAATACACCTTATGTAAAGCCATTTACTGAAAAGGGAAGCACAACCCAACGTGGTTGGAAAGCTTCTAACAAGCATGGCAAGGTCAAGTACTTTGGAATGGACTTTAAAGCATCAGCACATAAGCATGCTGGTATTTCAGAAGATACGGCTGACAAAAGAGAAATTGGTACAGACTCTCTGACAAAGAAGTACAAGAAAGATACACCGGGTCAAAAATCAAACCTTGATGAAAACTTTAACATGGCTTGGACAGCTGGTATTGGTGTAACTCTTTCAGCAGAAGAATGCGGTATTCGTATGAAGCCGGCTTTTGAATTGCATCCAGACGTTGTTGATGCAATGGAAGAAGTTCGTTCTGCTGATGTTGAAGGTGTAGTTGTTCGAACCTCTGACGGCAAGACTGTTATACGTAAGCAAAAAAGAAATAAAAAAATTATCGGAACCGGTAACTTAACAGATGGGAAGCCAGATGATACGGTTTAAAGAATTCATTTTAGAAGCTCGTGGTGAAGATTCTAAAGGTCACTATAGATCTACAGAGTCTGGCGCAGGCATGACTCAAAAAGGCATTGAAGCAGTTCGTAGAGATAATCCTGGATCGAAGATTCAGACGGCTGTAACTGGTAAAGCCAAGCCTGGATCGAAGGATGCTAAAAGACGCAAATCTTTCTGTGCTCGTATGGGTGGCATGCCGGGTCCAATGAAAGATGAGAAGGGACGTCCTACACGTAAGGCAATGTCACTTCGTAGATGGAGATGCAGAACATAATGGAAGAAGTGACAAACCCTCTTAAGATCGCATTTGCAGATACTTACGCATTCTATGTGAAAGCTCAAAACTATCACTGGAATGTAGAAGGTCCTATGTTTGCAATGTACCATGACTTCTTTGGTAAGATCTACGAAGAGGTTGGTGGAGCTATTGACCAGTTCGCCGAAGAAATTCGTGCTCAGAACGTTTATGCTCCAGCCGCATTTAGCAGATTTAGTGAACTGACAAATATTAGAGATGAAGTTCTTATTATTAAGCCAGAGCAAATGGTATCAACATTGTTCTCTGATAATGCTATTGTTCTTGCTTCTTTACAACGTGCAAGAAATGAAGCTGATAAGTATGGTGAGAACGGTCTTGTAAACTTCATTGAAGAAAGACTTGACCAACATAAAAAACACGCTTGGATGTTAAGGGCTTCAATGAAATGAGTTATAGATCTTTAGAATCTAAAATTCGTGATATCTATGAAGGCAATCACATTGCAGCCGGTGCTGTTGAGTCTGATCAAAACGATCAGATTTCAGTGGGATCTTATACTACTAAAGCATTTGAAGTTTCGCCTGAAGCACAAAAACTTTATGCGGATCTTCCAAAAGATACAAATGCTTCTGACGCTCAAACCGCGGCTGAGAATTTAGATAAATTATTTGATATTGTCAAGGATGTTCATCATACCGGTAAAGCTACAGTAGCTCATATTGCTCGTGCTACTATGCATGGTGAAATCGTAATGAGACACGCTGCTGGAATGAAGCTTGAAAAAGAACATGAAGCTATTGTAAAAGCTGCTATGGATTCACTTCATACTCAATCCGGTGAGCATGATAATGAAATCGATCCAAGCGCTGATTACCATCCGGCTGACGATAAAAGATTTTATAATCCACCAAAAGGAAATGTTCCTGACCCTATTGCAGGACCACAGGGTGATAAAGATATAGATAACTTAAAAAGATACCTTATTAAAAGGTCTCGTGCGGCAGAACGCAAAATTAAAATCATAGATGCAGACTAAAGGACTACTATAATGTTTACAAAGAAACTCGAAGATCAATTTTCTGCCGACCTTCTGAATACCGTAAAAGGTATTCTAGGCGAGGCCAAGAAATGCCCTAAAGATTGTGAATGCGAAAAGTGTGAAAAAGAAGGCGATGAAGAAGAAGATGATAAGGAAGAGATGAAGGAAGGCAAGCGCGGACTGTGGGATAATATCCATGCCAAGCGCAAGCGCATTAAAGCTGGATCTGGTGAGCGTATGCGTAAGCCAGGATCTGAAGGTGCTCCTACAAATGCTGACTTTAAAGCAGCAAGTGAAGGTGTAATGCCAACAGCTGACGAACCTTCTGCTAAGGATAAGAAGGTAGCTCAAAAGATTCGTGACATGATGGCTAAAGAAAAGAAGCCAGTCAAGGAAGACTCTGAGCAGATTGATGAGCTATCAAAGCCTACAATGGGTCGTTATATCAATAAAGCAAAAGACTCTATCGATATGGCTTCTTATAGACAAGGACATAAGGAAGCTCACGGCAGTTCTTCAAAGCCTCTTGAAAAGAAACTGACAAAGCGTCACAAGGGTATCGAAACTGCAGTTGGCAAGTTGACCAAGGAAGAGTCAGAGCAGATCGACGAGCTTTCAAAGGACACAATGGGCCGTTACATCAACAAGGCTGCCACAAAAATGGGTAGCCAAGGTGTTACAGCTGGTCTGAAGATTGCTGCTGATGAAAAGTCAAGCAAGAACTTCAAGGACATGGGAAAGCGCGAAAAAGGTATCAAACTTGCTGTTAATAAGCTAACCAAGGAAGAGCAAGACTTTATTGATTCTCTGAACGATGCTGATCTGGAACAGATTGATGAGCTTTCAAAGAAGACTCTTGGTTCTTATGTCAAGAAAGCATCGGGTGCTGAACAGCCAAAGAATGTAATGTCACCAAAGAACATTCCTTTGACAAAAATTGCTGCATATCAAGGTGACAGCGAAACAGGACACTTTGGCAAAAGATTCAATCAGGCAACTTATGATAAGGCAGAACGCCTTCGTAAGAACCGCTCACAAGGAATCACAAGAGCCGCTGATAAACTTGCCAAGGAAGAAGTAGAAATTGCTGAAGGTGTAACTAATCCAGAAATCAAGAAAGCATATGCTGATCTTCTAAAAACTCCTGGCGGTTCTTCGGAGCGTAAAGCTGCTGTCCGTCATTATAAGAGTCTTCGCCAGAATGCTGTTAAAGAAGAAGCAGATATGTGGCATGTTAAACTGAATGGCAAGCGCGTATCAAAGCATTTTGATTCTGAAGATCGTGCAAAGAAATTTGCTGAATACGGTAGCGATACGAAAAAAGGTAAGTGGTCTGTTCATAAGAGCATGGCAGAAGAAGTAGGACTTGAAGAAGGTCGCGGCCGTCCACCAAAGGAAGGTTCGGCTGCTTGGCACGCAAAGCAAAATCAAGCTAGCGACGACATGGTAGCTCTTGGTATGCAACTTCGTAAAGCTAAGTCTATGAACAAGAAAGTTCGTTTCATGGATAACAAGGAACACGAAATTTCTACAAACCACGCTGATCGTTTTGAAGATCATATGGCTGCTCGTAGAACTACACAAGAAAAAGCTGCTTTCCAAAAGCAAGCTCATAAGTCACACGCAGAATTTGTCAAGGCTGTATCTGCTCCAGTTCCTAAGAGTTCGAAGGACACTGGCGAGATCGTAAGATATAGGCACTAATATGGCTATCAACGTAGGTGGTTTAGTAGTTAATGGTGTAGACGTAGTAAAGGCTCAGGAAGAATCTGCTACAAAGGAGATTATTCTTTCTGAAAAGCCTATGCCGGAACACACCGTGATGGTCAATGGCAGACCAAAGAGATTTCATAAGAAAATGTCTCAGTACATGATCGATATGCTCACTACAGAAGAATAATAAATAAAAGAAAGTTCTTAGGAGGAAACTACAATGGCTCAATGGGGCAATACAGACGACGCTGCAAATTCGGTCCTATGGGCCACAGCACTAGTAAACCTAACACCTAACACTACCAACCAAACAGCTTTGTTTGGTAACACAACTGTCGGCGCGTTTATCGCCAATGAAGCAGTTGGTCAGTTCGGTCTCGACTCAACAGAAATTCGCGTTTCTGGTAACGCTGCTGTTCAACAGTATATCATTACCAACGCAGGTTCTGGTTATGCTGCAAACGCTGCAGTGACCGTTGCAAATACCGCTGGCGGTGCAAACACACAGCTTGCTAACTCAACAGTTGCAACAGGTCGTGTGACTGCAGTTTCAGCTAACGTAACGGTTGGCGGATACACATCTGCTCCAACAGTTACAATTGCTGCTCCTGGTGCACAGAGCTTCAACGCTAACTCGGCTGTCACAAACGCAACAGACGCTATTGCAATCTCAACTGCAAACAGCATCTTTCTTGCTGGTGACAGAGTAACTTATACAGTTGCTGCTGGTAATACTGCTCTGACAAACCTGGTTTCGGGTACAGCATACTTTATTAAGACATCGAACTCGACTGCAGTAACTCTTTCAGCAGTTCCAAATGGTGACACAATTGATCTAACCAAGGGTGTAACTGAAACAGGTCACTCACTCACAGGTGAAACTGCAACTGCTGTAGCTGAACTGACAGAAGTTGGTTACACTAAGGGTGCAGCTCACACTGGTTGGGTAATGCGCACAGTTGGTACCGGTGGCCGTGCAGGTCGTGTACAGTACGAAACACTGGTTGCATTCGGTGGAAACTTCTCTAACGATGCATCTGACGACGCTATCCTACCAGACGCATAAGGATAACTAATGACTGATCGTGCCAAAAAAATAACTGAACTCACTTCGATTGGCACGGCCAACACGTCGATTGCTAGCGGGGACCTCTTCATCGTTGAGGATGTCTCCGCTAACACGACCAAGTCTGCTACATTATCAACGCTTCGTAAAGCAATTTTCCAAGGACCGTTTGCAGATGATACTGCCGCTAATGCCGGTGGAGTTGCTCTTGGACAAGCATACTATACTGCAGCAGGGGTTGTCAAAGTAAGAATTGCATAATGATTGATAAACTTGATGAAACAAACTTTTTGTTATACGCCGCGAAACATTATGATAACCCACAGTGTTTTGATACACTTGAATTTTATGAGGATTTAGCTCGATTCAAGTATATCAAAAGATTGTTTAATCGTTATGAGGAAACCGGTGAACTCAAAGAAAGACTGGTAGTCAACCACTTGATTATTCTTTACAACGTATTCGGTCCTCCGGCTACGAGAATGCTTTTCTTTAAGTTGGACGGTTATCATCATATGTTGAAACCGTTCATTGTTTTATTGGGACATATGCCAGATAAGATTCCTGGTATTGGATTTCAGAATAAGACGATAATCAGTTCAGATATTGCGATGGACGAGAAGATAGTAAAGATTCTAAGGAAGATTTAATGGCTAAAGATCCAAGAGAATACGGATACGAAGGCGAGATGGTGATGTCTCAGCTCAAGGGTATCATGTCCCATGCCGAACAACTTCATGGCAGGTTGAAGCCAGACACAGATCTTCCAGAGTGGGTACAATCAAAGATCACACTTGCCTATGATTACATGCAAACGGCCGCCGACTATATGTCGACCGAGATGTCTGAGGAAGTTAAAGTCGGTAAGGCCTACAAAGTTCCTGTAAAACCGGCGCTGGCCTGGCCAGGTGGTAAGGTTTATAAGCAAAAACCGGTAGACTCTAAAAAGTTAGATGCTGTAGGTAAGAAGATTGGAGCCATACGTGGCGTGAAAGAAGAAGCTCAACTTGATGAGCTTTCAAAGGACACTCTAAAGTCTTATGTAAATAAGGCTGATGCACGTACTATGGATCGTACAATCGACAATCCAAAAGCGCACCGTAAAGCACAGAATAGAACAATGGGAATTGAAAAGGCTGTGAAGAAAATTCAGGAAGATGGCGCTGTCAATGCTGTAGGTGCCGGTAACGTTGCCGGTCTCGGTGTAGGTCCACAAGGTGAGCCTGGTGTAAAGAAGAAAAAGAAGAACGTTATGTCCTTCAACAGATTTATGAAGAAGTAATATGTTAGGAATGATTCCTCTACCATATAAGTTGCTTGCAGGTGCTGCACTTATGGCAGGGATCTTTTTTTATGGATATATGAAAGGATCAGCGCATGCTGAAGCTGAACTGGCTCGTTTCTCTGCAGAGAAGAGTGAGCAAGTCGCGGAATTGGAGAAGAAGAATTCTGCAATTTCTACTCAGGTAGTTACTGAATACGTTGATAGAGTTAACACAATTAGAGAGAAAGAATATGTATATCGCGACGTCGTTAAAGACTCTGTT